CAGAGTTATGGTAGCACTCCACCTGTTTGCTCGACCTTATGGTCGGCGGGTGAGGGAATCTAACCCCAATCACCTAGCCATCCTCCTTCTTCTGGTTCCCCCAACTCGTAGTCCAGTGAGAGGATGGCGGACGTGGCAGCAGAACGTAAGTGGTGTCCAACCGTCATACGGGTCAACTGTTCTGCCAGAACTTGGAATTCTCTGGCTCCGACGCTAGGCGTAAAATATCTCTCGAAGACTGCATAGTCTGAGAAGGAATACGTACTCTTTTGGTCGGACATCAACTTATACTCGAAAGAATGTTTGACTTTATCAAGGATTTGGGCCTTGCTCCTATCTTTTAGGTTATGTCGTCTTCTAGTGAGTTGTTGATACCATTTTTCTAAACAGGGAATTTCAGTGCCAGTTTTAAATGATAAGAGAACATTGGCATTTTGAAACCTAGCACGTTCTCGTACACTACCTGAACCAGCATAATCCTGATCTGACTTACCCATGCAACGTAGTAACACACCCATATTTTTGAGAGGTCGCCAGTAGCCTGAGTCGTCCATACATGGGGAATGTTTTAGTAACTGGTTGTCAGTCATCCGTTCCGCCTTATGTACTTTTAGTAAGAAACCAAGTTTGTTACCTGCGTTTATTATATCTTCTTTGTTTGAGCCTCCCGACTTGAAAAACCATTGCGCAATACACATCATAACAAAAGTATTTATGAGTGTTGTGTACAAATGGCCAGATGGTAGGTATGGCAACAAAGGCATGAGGAATGCACGTAATTCTGGAATGTTCTTAGCACGCAGGTGTATAGCCCGCATGACAAATTCCATGCATTCGGTATGGAGGAGTGGGGAAGAAGAGAAGAACCTGCTGAAAGTAGCAAAAGTTCTTGGACCGTGGGATCGGTCACACTTACTAATATCTGTGTTGTAAGTCTCGATGGTACCGTTTGGCTGTTTTACAATAAAACTTGCATCATCGGAATGAATATACGCTGTGACATCATGCACAGGGGCTATCAAATCTTCTACCCACGCTTGAAGGGTTTCATGTTTCGGTTTAGCTAAGAAAACTAACTTGAGCGATTTACCATTATGTTTCATTATAATTGGTTCGCTAGCTAAATGAGTTTTTGCTTTATAGAGGGTATCCGCATGTGACAAAGTAGCTGGTACACCCAGGTTGACAAACAACCTGGCCGTAGCTCCTTTTTGGTAAAATTCTTTCTTCTGTTTACCTTCGTTCACTAATGTAGTTCCTCCATTCTCGTGAATCCTCCCTTCATCCTTCAATTGCTGAAGGACATGTTCATACAGTGCTTTCTTGTTGGTGGCCCTAGCTACTGTTTCTTCCATTCCAGTCTCCCTCTTTAGTAAAGATTCACAGATTTTACGTTCTACTGTGTCAAATATACTAAAGTCCA